TTAGCCAGTTTTTGCCAGTTTTGCGGCCGATTTGCCAGCATTTTTGCCAGCATTTCCGGCGAACTTCTTCACGGCCCGATTCCCTGCCTCGGCGTCAGCCGACGGCATCCAGCGGCCATACACGCGGGCGATCATCGTCCAGTCAGCGTGCCCCATCTGCTTTGCCACCCACATCGGATGCTCGCCAGCCGACAGCATCATCGAGGCGTACGTGTGCCTGGTCTGGTACGGATTCCGGTACCGGACGCCGGCGCGCTTCAGTGCTGACCGCCAGATGCGCCAGATCTGGTGCGACCCCGAAAACCGCTCCCCCGCGTTCGTCTTGAAAACTGGGCCGTCCAACTCAGCCAGGAAGGTGAGTGGCTTCTGCGCCTCCAGCGCGGCGGCGGCCGGCGCCAGAAGGCGGATGTCCCGGCGGCCGGCGTTCGTTTTGGGAAACTCGACCACGCCCTTGGCTTCGCGGGTCAGCGCGCGACGGACGCGCACGTAGCCGTCCACGAAGTCGATGTCGGACCAGTTCAGCGCGATCAGCTCGGACGTGCGCATGCCGGTCCACAGGGCGAACCGGATCATGTTGGAGTCACCCGTACGCAGTTTTTCCAGCACGGCTGACTGCTCGGCGGGCGACAGCGGGTCGATCTCGTCGGTGTCCTCGCCATCTGGCGCCGGGCGCTCGGCGCGGGCGTAGGTGTAGCCGGCGAGGGGGTTTGCGTCGATGATCTCGTCGGCTGCGGCATCGCCCAGGGCGGAGCGCATGCAGCTCTGGATGTTCGATAGCCGCTTATTCGAGACCTTCTTTTCCTTGGCGTCGTCGATGACGGCCAGCCAGTCGCGGATCGCCGCGCGCTTCAGCTCGGAGAGCGGCAGCTTGCCGAACTTGGGGATGACCCACCGGTTCACGATCAGCTCGTAGCCGGTGTGGGTGGAGGCCTTCAGCTCGACCTTCTTCCGTTTCAGCCAGGTGTCGAAATAGGACTCGACCGTGAGGGCGTCGCCGGGACGCTCGGCCAGTTCCGCGGCGTGCTTGGACTGGGGAAAGGTCTCGGCGTAGTTGAACTCGCCTTTCTCGATCGCATGCATGATCGCGGCGCGGAACTGCTCTAGCTTTCGAGTATTGGCAGGCGAGGGCTTCGTCCTGATACGCTCGCGGCACCGCTTCCCCTTGTAAGGGAAGGTGATTTCATAGCTGGAGTCTGAAACGATAGCGACTCCTGTCCCTTTTCGACCCATTTTTCGTATCCGTCGAGGTCAATCAGAATCTTCTTGGAGCCCGGGGCATAGCGCCAGACGCCGCCCTCGGGCCAGATGCCCTTGCACTTGCGAGTGTAGACGGCAGCTGCCGTGAGGCCGGTGAGCTCGCAGAACTTGGCGATTGTTACAAAGCGTACCATGGTGGCCTCATCTGTCCGGGCACGCGGCGGAGCGCAGGGATTCAAGGAACGGCGCCGCCTTGGCCGCGCGCCGGGCGACCTCCGCCTTGATAGCGGTGTCCAGGCCGGCAGGGTCGTCTGCCATGTCCTTGTGCCGCTCGCACAACTCCGCGCGGTGGTCCGTCACCGGATTCCAGTTCCGAGCCAGATAGACGATCAGGGCGCCGGGGCGGGCATCCTCCCGCGGGCAGAGTCGGCATTTGTTCTGGTAGCTCCGTTCGCCCACCGGCCGCGAGTTGCGGATCTGCGGATACTTCCCGCGCTCGGCGGCCACCTGGTCGTCTGTCAGCGCCTCGGCGGCCAGCTGGAGGGCGAGCAGGGTGGGGAACCGCTGATCGGGCAGGGCGTCGAGCCAGTACGACTCGACGAAGGGTTTGCCAAACGACTCGCGGCGCGCGTCCAGGTGGACGCCAAAGCCATCCTGATCGGCATAGCGGTAGAACGCCAGGCCGTTGGCGCCGTGGCCATGGACGGTCGAGTAGAGGGTGAGGTTGTCGGGGATGTTCATGCTACGATCCTCCGAAAACTCAGGAGACCTGTATGGCCATGTTGAGCGACTGGGCAAAGCCTGTGATCGATGAAGTTACCAATCAAGACGTGGAATTGGTACTGACCGGGGCCGATGGAAACGTGCTCCAGTGCTCCTGGCGTGCGCCCGTCGAAGGTCGCCCAAACCGAAGGGCGACGCCCATCGCCATTCAGGTCACGCGCGACGTTGTGGGCGCGGTGCAGGCTGCTGAAGGAGCGGAGCTTAGTCGCCTTCGCAATGGTTTGAGGCGCTTGCTCAATGCGCGGTTGGTGGATTACAGCCCCGACAGCGGACCTGAGCCGTTTCTCGTGATCGCAGACGACCACGTTCTTGATAGGTAGGGCATAGGCAGTATCCAACATCACGCCGCTCCTCGCTGTTGCATATGTACGCTCGGATACTCGTTCTCGTACTTCGCACGCTCTTCCGGCGTCCAGTGATGGGCGGCTCCGTATGAGCGAGCCTCGGAGACGGGCACCCATTCATAGAGTTGACGGCCACCGGTGCAGTCGAAGCCGATGCGCCGGCCGTGCGTGTCCGTCGCGTACTTGAACACACGAATGTGCTCGACGCCACGAATCAGCTTCCGATCGCCGACCCGGGGCTTGGGACGTCGCGCGCTTCCGATAGTGATGTGAATGCGCATGGTGGCCTCAGAAATTCGCACTGGCGAAGAGATAGGGCAAAACCGTATCCGGCATTGCCACTTGCTTAGCGGTGGCGACTGCGAACGGCTCCTTGGTTCCGTCCTCATTGGTAAAGGTGCAAAGCGCCAGCCTGTCCGCTGAGAGCATGCACGGCACATCCGCCGGCTTACCTTTCGGCGTCGTGCAGCCGATCTCGCTCGGATCCATGGGGCCAAAGCACTCCAGGTACTCGGCCAGCACCTTCGCGGGATCTGTTTCGCGGGTCAGCCAGTAGTCGTCATCGTTCGAGAACAGCCAGATGTTTGCAGGGGCATCTTGGATTTCGTCTTCCTTGACCGCAAAGGATCCGCCTTTCAGTCGATCCACGGCAAAAGCGAACGCTGGCTTGGAGACGCCTCGGATAGCGATCTTGCACAGATCACCCTTGGTTCCCAGTAGCAATGCCGGGTGCTCGCCGCAAGCGTCCTCGATGATGTCCTTGGTCAGTCGGACGATTTGACCGATTGCGTATGCCATCTAGCTTCCCCTTTTCTCGAACAGCACGTTCCGCTGGCTGCCGGTGTTCTTGATCGACATAGAGGTGATCAGGTAGTAGTTGCGGCGCATGTTGTAGATCAGCTCTTCCTTGTCGGTGCCCGGGTGAAGCACCTCCTTCACGGTCTCGCTGTACGGCTTATCTCCGATGGTGAAGCGCAACTTGTCGCCTACGGTGACTTGCCCTGGCGCTGTGATTGGCTGCCAGCCTGGAGCGATACCTGCTCGCGCAGTGACCAGCGCGCACGCGGCATCGATAGCGGCGCGCGGATCGTCCTCAAACACCTCCGCCACCGTGCGTTCGTATGGCTTGCCCATGTGGTGCTCGATCACTCGCCAGCCGACGTCACCGTCGCCAAAGGCGCTGCCGTGGTCAAAGCAGCGCAGATTCCACGATTCACGCTGCAAGGCGTCGAGGCGCAACGAGTCTTCCAATGCGCTCCCAGGCTGGCGAGGGTCGGAGAGGATGGCGTGGGCTAGCTTCCATCCAGTGAAACGATCCTGATCTCGTTGGTATCGATACATACCGGGATGGCGACCGAGATCCGGCCTGCTGTACCCCGCGTCAACCATTGCAGCCTCAAACGCTTCGCACTCGCGCATAACTTCAGATACCGTCGGCTCATCCGTCAGCCGATCCCCGGCTAGGAGCGAGGAGGCGGAAGCTTGATCGATGGCGCGGAGGAGAGCAGTGCGGTACTGCCCCATGGATTGAAACGTGATCGCCAGGCCGTCATTTGCGACCCAGTCACGAATGGCAGCGAGGGTCATCGGAACAGCCTCCCGTGGATGGCGTCCAGCTTCTCCACTTCGTCGGCGGTCAGGTCGACGATGCGCGTGTGCTTGAGCTTTTCTTTGAGGTCACGGACAAACTTAGCGTCGTCCATGCGGAGGTCGCGGTTGTCGACTCGCCTGGTGAGGCGATCAATCATCGTCGCGGTGCTGACGATTCCCATCGGGAGATCTCCTTCTGTAATCCGTTGCATCCAACGGAGGGTTTGGTGGGTGCCCCAAGCCATGGCGGCAATGAGCGCAGCGAGCAGGGCGATTGCGAACGCAAGCTGAGTCATGCCTGCCACCGGTCCGTCTTGCGATAGGCCTTGGTAAGGGCGAAATCCACGGCGTGGCCGCGGCCCCGAATTACCTTTGCCAGGCGAGCCCGATCCGTGTGGCTGGCCGTTGCTTGGCGGGTGAGCCCCAAGTAGCTGTTGGCTGCGGCGAAAACATCGGGGGCCGGCATCTGTGCCAGGCGCTGCGCTGCTACGCTCACCGATCTGCCACGGGTATGGCGCGCCCATGGGCGTACGACCTGCCCAACGAAGTCGATGCCGCGTGCGGCCGTTTGCAGGATCGTCTTCGTTGGGTTCAGGCGTGCGTGAAGTTGACGCGGCAAGAAGTCATCGATGCGCGACAGTGCGGCATTCAGCCACTGTGGCGACTGGTGCAGGATCAGGAAATCATCGACATAGCGGATGTAGTGCCGCGCGCCGATCTGGTGCTTCACGAACTGATCCAGCTCATTGAGGTACACATTCGCGAAGAACTGGCTGCTGAGGTTGCCGATTGGCAGCCCCAGGTGTGCTGGCTGCTCCATGAGTCGCTTGTGCGGCGGCACGAGCCCCATCATCGCGCGATCGCCGAGGTAGGCGAAATCAGCCCGTGGGTCATGCATCAGCACGAGCTCGGTCAGCCATTGCCAGAACGGCTCAGTGATCTTCACTCGCAGCAGCTGCAGCAGGATGCTCTTGTCTATGCTGACGAAGAAGTTGGCTAGATCGCACTTCAGGTAGAACGCAGGCCGCGACCAGTTCTGCGTGATGCTTCGCACCTTCACTTCCAGGCGACGAGCGGCGTACAGGGTGCCGCGTCCCTTGATGCAGGCGCAGGAGTCGGCGATGAAGGAGCGCTCGAAGCGCGGGCCGATCTTGCGGTACAGAAGGTGGTGAACGATGCGATCGCGGAACTCTGCCGCCCATACTTCACGGGGCTTCGGCCGCGTGATGACGAAGCACTTCGATCGTCCAGGCGTATAAACGCCCTCGGTCAGCTCGTCGTGCAGGCGGCGTAGGTTTCGTTCCAGATTGACCTCGAACGCCAGCGCGCTCACGCTGTTTCGCTTCGTGCGGCGGCAGTCGATGTAGGCTTCCAGCAGTTCGTAAAACGAGAAGGGGGCGCTTTCGTTCCAATCTGCGGACGGCGCGAGCGCGAAGCTCGTTGTTCTGGTGGTTGTTGTTCTGGTTGCCGTTGTTGAAGTTCTGATACCAGGCCCAGCCGTATCCATCATGCTATCCACGTCGCCCGACCGATTACTCAGCTGGGAAACTGCGCCGGACGCTACCCGGAAACTACCGGAGGTATCCGTGATGCGCCTGTCGGTGGCCTCGTGAGCCAGCGGCATGACCAGATTGAAAGATCGCTCAGTCATGGCGGCCTTGACCTCCGTGAAGCGGGCGATTTGCGAACTTTTTCCAGCCGTTGGCCTGCTTGCCAATCCCGGTTGTGAGCTCAATAGCCTTGGCGTACGCTGGCCGTGAGATCAGTCGCTTGTCCATGCTGAGGCGCAGGAGCAGCTCGATAACCTGGAGGCGCTCCAGCAACTCGGTCAGGTGCGGCGACTTGTCGGCGGCCACGTTGGCGCGGAACACGAGCACCATGATCTCAATGCACTCGGCGTTGATCTTTTCGCCGATGCTGCGCTTGAAATCGCGGGCCATGTTCTTGACCAAGTCGGTGACAACGTCCAGAAGACCGTATGCCGCCTTGTAGATCGGAAGTTGGGTGTGCAGAGCCACGGTGGTTCAAATGGTTAAATTACTGAAGGAATGAATCTGCGGACGGCGCGAGCGCGAAGCTCGGTGCTCTGGGGGTAGTAGTACTGGTCGCCGCAGTCGAAGGTCTGAAACCAGGCCCAGCCGTCGTTCTCATCGTGCTTCTCGCCGGACCAATACCAAGCCGATTCGAACTCGCCCTTAAGGTTGGCGAACAGGAGGGACTGCTCGCGACGCGTGGGCAGTGAAGCGTCACGGTCACCGGCCCAGATGCAGGCATCTTTCCAGGTGATGCTCTCGACCTCACCGGGGAGCAGAATCAGGTGGTAGTCCGGATTTCCGTCCTCGCCCAGCACCAGGCCTGCGTAGCGTTCGCCAGGTGCGAGCAGAATCTTTACGCCCGTGACGGTGTACTCCGTCGACAGCGGCTGCTTGCGGAAGTCCTCGATCATTGTGGCCACGAGGGAATGTGCGGCCTCGATCTGTTCAAGCGTGATCATGTGGTGCGCTCCAGAGGAATGGATGAAGGGTTAAATGGGCAATCTGCGGACGGCGCGAGCGCGAAGCTCGTAGTCCTGGCGGTAGTAGCGCTGGGTGCCGTAGTAGAAGGTCTGAGACCAGGCCCAGCCGTCGTTGTTGTGGTGGACTTCGTTGCTCCAGTACCAATCTTTCTGAAACTGGTCGCGGAAGTTGGCCCACAACATGGCTTGCTCGACGCGGTTCGGAAGATCGCCGCCAATCGACTTGGCCCATTCCATCTGGGCTTGCCACGTGGCGTCGCCGTTATCGCCAGGGAGCAGGATCACGTGGTGGAAGTCGCCGTTCTTGTCACCGATGGCGCCGACGTAGGTTTCGCCTTCGGCCAACGGCGGGATTTGCAGTTGTTGCATGCGGAGTCCTATTGAGTTGCGTGGGTACTGCGTTGGGTCGGGTACTTGCGGCGGGGAGGTTTCGGAGGCTTCCCACGGTGTTTAGTGACTTGGGGCTGTCGATGCCGCTTTCCCCGGTTGATCAGGCCGCCATTTCGAGCGGGAAGAGCGTTGGAGCGTCGTCGGGCTCGCCAATGAAGTGGCCATTGATGTCCGACATTGCATAGATGCCGTCGGAGCGCATCCACTGGATGCGGGTTTCACCATTCGGTCCGGCGCCTCGGAACAGGCGAATCGGCGAAGCGAGGATCACTGCGCGGTCGCCGTCATAGCTGGAGTCGGCCACGGTGAGCGGAACGGCCAGCTTGATGTAGGCAAGTTCAAGCTCGTCCATCTTGGCCACGTCGCCGCGTCTTGCTGCCTTGGCTGCCTGCCGCTTGAGTTCGTCGATAGTCATGTCAGGGTCCTCGTTACACGCGAAGGGAGGTGAGAATGCCGCGCCAGCTGCCGTCCTGCAGGAGGTAGACGGAGAAGTCCTGCTTCTCCTTGCTGGCCCACGAAAGGGCGACGTCGTCGGTTTTCACCTGGCCGAGTAGGCGGAGGAGATTCGGGCCGTCGAATGAGTTCTCTAGGTGCGCTTCGTCGCTACGCGCCTTGACCGGAATTTCGGCGTCGACGGCCTGCATGCCGTCGGTGATCGTGATTGCGCAGTCAGCGCCGTCTTGCTCGAAGCGGATCACGCCCTTCTGATCGAAGACGCGATGCAGAGGGCAGATCTGCAGCAGCTCGTCGCGCGAGAACGTGACGAACTGGTCGGCCTTGGGAATCATCCGGCGCCAATCGAAGTACTTGGCGCCCTGGTGTCCGCACTCGATGCGGATCCCGTCACGGCTCCCGACAATGTGCTTCTCGTAGATCTCAAACCGGGTCGCGCCAACCTTCGAGAGCAGATCCGCGCCATCGGCCGCTAGGCAAACGCCGAACGGCGAGATGGTCTGGCCGAACTCTGCCGGCGCAACCAGCAATGAATTCGCGGCCAGCATGTAGCTGTCGCAGCCGACCATATGCACCGCCGCACCGTCGCACTCGATCCATAGGTTTCGCAGGATGGGCTTGTCATGGCGGAACATCCCGGCCACGGCGAACGACACCGTTGGGATCATGTCCGTAAGGCCCGGTGCATCCAGCACAGCAACGGGATCACCTTCAATCCTCGCCTCGGGGAAATCGCGCCCAGGCAGGGACGGAATGGTCAAGCGGCACGAGCCAGCGCGCGCAATCACCTTCGCGTCCTTCGCCGTGAAACTCACATCCTCGGCGGTCATCCCAACCAGCGCGGAAAGCTTGTCGGCGGGCAGGCAAATGTCGATGCAGTCCCCGAAGATCTCAGCAGGAACCGTCGCGCGGACGGTCATGTGGGTGTTCGAGCCCGTGAATGTCACGGCCTGAACTTCCTCCGTGGCCTGCAGCCTGATATGGGTCAGGATATTCAGCGGCGATTTGGACGGTGCCGCCTGGCTGGCGGCCTTGAAGGCCTCGCTCAGGTGCTTTCTCGTAATGGTGAGCATCAGCGACTCGGTATTCGTTGGTTTGGTCTTGGTCTTAGCCATGGCAGATCTCAGTGGAGGCGGACGTATTCGAGGTCGCCGTTCGGCAGCAGTCGGCCGCTCAGCTTCCAGCCCTTGGCGCGCATCTCGCGCACGTGGTCGTGCATGAAAACCTCGGTGTTCATGACTGCCTCCAGATAGGGGTGGCGGTGGGCGCTTCCGGGTTGAAAGCGGCGTAGAGGCCGGAGAGGGCGATTACGCCGATGGCGGTACCGACCCAGAAGGCGATCGCGCGGAGGAGCTTCATGCGGCGGGTCCGGTTGCACGCGACGCCATCACAGCCAGCTTTTGTTGATGCAGCCAGAAATCGCGCTCGCCGCGCAGCATCTGGCCGACCGGCGTGTCGGCGCCGAAGCCCTTGATCGTGGCGCGCAGGTTGTCCAGCCGATCCGCCACTGAGATGTCGGCGGTGCCGTTCCCGTTGAGGATCGAGCGGCCTTCCTTAATGCCCATCAGGTACTCGGCGGTTACGGTGGTCATGCGTAGGCCCTCCCGTACTCGCGCTGTCGCTGCTGGTGCTCCTTCAGCGCGGCCTTGTAGCTGGCTTTGGCTTCCTTCTTCGTCTTGCGCCATTCACCCTCTACGTCGCGGCGATCTCGCCAGCCGTCGCCGACAGTGCGGTACATGCGGTATTGGTAGCCAAAGCGATCGCCGCCGGTCCATTGCTTCGGGAAGCAGTCGTAGCGTGTACGGGTCTCGAACTTCGGCACGCGGCTACCAATCAGGAACTCGGCGAAGCTGTCACCAGCGCAGCCATCAGCGTTCAGGTATTCCTCGTAGCGTGATGGCTTTCGCGGCTCGGGCAGCGACGTGAAGGCCAACAGGCGCCCAGCTTCCGTTGTGTAGAAGACGACGTCGTCTTCGGGCAAGAACGTGGGGCGGTGGCCGCGAATCATCAGGCCAGCCGATTCCAGTTTCTCCAGATCCGCCATGTCATGGTGACCGCGGCCAGCCACGAAGTGGTTGCGCCTCGATTCGCGCTGCCATTCGCTGATGCCGAGCGTGTGCTGCAACAGGCCGATCTGATATGCGGTGGGGGCGGGACGCGCCATGCAGGCGCCCGAGCACTCGCCGGCCGGGTAGTCGCAGCCGCCGGAGGCATGTTTGCAGATGGCGCTCATGCTGCGCACCCCTTGCACTTGGAAATGACGGCGGCGCGCTCGGCGGTGCGGGCGGGGATCTGGCCCTTGATCTCGGAGCGCGCATTGCGCTCGGCCCAGACCTGGCGCTGCAGCGTGGACATCAGTCCGGCGGCATTGCTGATGATGGTGTGGGCCATCTGCAGCTCGAGCAGCAGCTCGGCGTAGGCGTTGGCCAGATCGGCCTGGTGGTGGGCGGCTTGGGCGGGCGTCATGCTGCCTCCTTGACCGCTGCATAGGCTTCAGCGCGCGCCAGATCTTTCGGCGCCATGTACATGCGCAGACGGAGGCGGCCCTTCTTGAAGTGAAGCGTCGCGGTGTGAGTGGTGTCGTCGCGCTCGCTGAGCACGAAGCCAGCCTTCAGCAGTGCCCTATACAGGCGCACGCCACCATCAAAGATGGAAGCCATGACGTGGAGCGTCAGCTTCTCGCGGAAGGCATGACTGAGTGAGTCGGCGTGGATGTCGTAGCCGGCGGCCTTGATTGCGGCGTGCTCAGCCTCGAGGAGGAGTAGCGCCGGGCTCATGGCCTTCAGTTCAGCCTGGCGGGCGCGCAGCTTGTATTCCGCGTGGGCGGCGCCCTGCTGTGCGAGCGGCATCGCCAAGATCTGTTCGTAGGTGGGGTGCTTGGCCATGGCTTCAGCCCTCACCGCCAACGCGAAGGGATTGAACGCCGACGACCGACACAATGATCGTCACCAGCGTCCAGACCATGATTCCGATAGGTACGAGCAGTTCCATCCCTCTATCTCCCAGTGAGCGCCGTGGCGCGTCGATGGAGGGAAGTCTACAAACACATTTGTAGAAACGCAAGAAGTTGCTACAAAATAAATTGTAGTGTTACAGAAGCCGCTCCTTCCGCGCGAGGCTGGAGGCCAGGTCGCTCGCGTGTTCTATTGCCAGAAGAGGGGAGGACGCGTATGCCCCAGACAGATGCGCGGTGTAGGTTCCGTCCGCGCGCCGACGAATGACGATCATGTCCGCGTCACCCCCTGGAGGAACGGGTGGGCGCAGACCCGAGAGCCTACTTTTCCTGTAGGCCCCCAAGTTCACTACTTTTGCCATTGCTGTGACCCCATTGCCACCGAATGCAATCGTCCGGCGGTCTCACGAGACACACACATAGCGGGTAGGTGAAGTGGAGATAACCCCGCAAAAGCGGGATGCAACAGCTTCTGCACGCCAGCAGGCAGAGGGGTTTGCAGTAGCTGTAAAGCAAAAGGCCGCCATTTGAGGCGGCCTTGCGTTGGGAATGGCGCCGGTTAGGGCCCCGGCGCAATAAAGCGGATATAGCGAATGGGAACGTAGCCCAGAACTTTTGATCCGCCTGGGGCGAGGACTTTAGTCACCCACTCAACGCTGTTGATGCTGCGCATATAGACGGGGGTCGCTGGGGCGGTCAGGAAGCGTTTGCCGGGCTCCAGGGTGTCGCATGCGTGCTCTGCCTTCCGCTCGCGGAGCCATTCGCCATGAGCAACTTGATCACCAATGGAGATCCCATGAGAGATGAAGTTGGCGACCGCGGATTCCACGCCAGATCGGCAAATCATTACGGAGAAATCGGACGTCTGGAAGTAGAGCGTGGCATCCGAGCGGGCCTGGGGCGGCTCCTGGGCTCGTGCAGGGCCTTGAGAAAGTACGATACCAACCGCGAGGGCGAGCGATGCGCGAAGCATGGTTCGGATCTTTGGCATGGTTATCGGTGGGCCCTTTGTTTTGGCGACTCAGCCACCGGGTCGGGTTGTCCGCCCTCAATGACAACGCCGCGGAGGGATTCTGAAGGCTGGCCGCCTGCATCTGAAGAATCCAGTTCCTGGAGGAAGGCCAGCGCCTTGGTGAGATTCGGTCCATTCAGCTTGGACAAGATCGCCTCAGCGTGCCGCCGCTGCATTTCCTGCAGCTCAGCCCCCCGTTCAACTTGCTTCACCTGAACAAACACTGTCTCGCCATCCGAGCTGGTAAGGACGGCATCAACCCCTGCCACAGGCGGGGTTCCGGTCTCATAGGACAGCCACTGCGGATCGATCTGCAGGACCTCTGCGATTCGCGGGGTGTACTTGCTCGATTTCGCGTTCTTGTTGGGGTCAAGAAGGTGCTGGATGTTCTGCGGCTTGCAGCCCATACCCACCCGCCGGGCCAGCTGGCTCTGGTCAGTGTGGGGGCTCATGCCCCGCACGGACATGGCCAATGCGAGGCGTTCTGCATATGTAGACATACAAAGCATTTTGTTGTGTCGTCTTGCAAATTGGCTTGTAGCGTGCTACAAATGTATTTGTAGACACGACAGGGCAATCGAATGCAAGACAGTCCGTGGCAAAAGGCCGTTCGCCTAGCGCACTCCCAAGAAAAACTTGGCGCGCTCCTCGGCGTAACCCAACAGACGGTCTCGTATTACCTAGAAAAGGGCGGCCCGATCCCGACGAAGTACTGGCGCGCCCTGGAAACCAATCTCGGCCTCCCTCGTCGCGAGCAGCGTCCTGACGATTGGCACGAGCATTGGCCGGAGCTTGAGGGCGCTGTTGCCGGGCAGTGACCTTCGTCAGTTGCCGGTCTGGCCGTCTTCCAGTGCTTGTGCGATGCGTTCCAGTCGCGCAAGTAGCTCGCGCGTTGCGCGAATGCAGTCCTGTAGTTGAAGGCGTTGGTCGACTGGCTGGCGTCGGCCCCGTTGGGGTTTGCCTTTTCCAGTCGCGAGCCATTGGGCAGATACGCCAAGGGCGCGCGCAATGGCCTCTGTGTGGCGGCTCCCCGTCGCGTTGCGGTTCGGGTCAGCCAGGTACTGGACGGATTGGTACTGAACGCCGATGAGCAAAGCCAGTGCGCGACGAGAGGTCGGCGGCTCTGTCTGTTGCATGGCCCATCGGAGGCGTTCGGCGTACGTGTACATGCGGTTGAGTGTGTCATTGCCTCTATGCAGATGTGTCTGTGTTTTGCCGGTAGAAGCTTCTGCCGGTTTGGGCGACAAGAGCCCGTTTCGTAAATCCGCGGCCCTGCCGCTGCAATACCCAGAAGGAAAGACCATGTCCCGGCGATCCGAGTACCGCAACGAAGTTAAGACGCGCCTCAGCGACGACGACTACGCCGCGCTCCAGGCATTCAAGGCGATGAGTGGGTTTGACTCCGACTCCGCCGCCCTGCAGCGCGCTGTACGACTCGCCTTGCGTGGTGCTGTCGGAACTTTGCCTGTGTCGCTCGTTGGCGTCAGTGCCGATATGGCCCAACTTGGGACGCAGGTGCAGGCATGAGCGGCGAGCGCAATACCCCTGATTTGGAACAGAAGATCCTCAGCGTTGCGCTTTCTACGGAAGAAGCGGCCGACATGGTTCTGCGTGCGGGCAAAGAGGGCACGCCCGTGGCGGATTACCTCGGAATTCAAGTCCGGCGCGGGGCTTACGGCCACGTTTACGCCGCCCAGATGTCCGCAAAGATGCGGCCCAACTTGGGACAGGCAGGGACAAGCAGGGACGCATCGGAGGGCAATTCGTGATCCACGAACTGATGACGCGCGCTGACGTGCGCGACCAGGGCGCCGAGGCCTTCCGCAAAGGGAAGGAGGAATCGGACAACCCGCATTTCCCCCAGACCGACTCTCACCTTGAGTGGACGTCCGGCTTCATGACCGAGAAACACAAGGGCGCCGTGCGCCAGGCGTAGGGGAGAGGGCATGCACACGCAAGTCGCGGACAGCAGCATCCGGACCTACCGGGACATCAAGAAGGACGGCACGGTCGGCAAGAGACAGCGCCAGATCATGCTGGTGATCGAGCCGCACCCGGCAGACTACTCGCTGCAGGAGCTGTGCGAATTGACCGGTCTGCCCGTCAACATCGTTAGCGGTCGCGTCAACGAGTTGCGGGAGGAGCTCGGCGAGCTGGAGCGCGCGCCGTCCCGTGCCTGCCGGATCACCGGCCGCACCATCAAGCCGGTCCGCCGCCCGCATCCGCAGGGGGCGCTGTTCTGATGCAGGTCGTCATCGTTGCGAATGGCAAGGCCATCCGCGTCAATCCGCTGCTGCACCCGGACCTCCTGTGTCACGGCCAGCAGTGCTATCTCCGCTTCCCCGGCATTTGCCGCAACGACCCCGACACCGTCGTGCCGGCCCACTCCAACCAGCTGAAGCACGGCAAGGGGAGGGGCATCAAGGCTGACGACCGGATGACGGTACCGGCCTGCTTCTGGTGCCACTACGAGCTCGACCAGGGCAATCGCTTCACGAAAGGCCAGAAGATCGCCCGCTGGGACGTCGGCTATAACCGCTGGGGCCCGTACCGTGAACGGCTGTACGGCGTGCCGGCGGCGCGCATCGAGGAGGCTGCATGAGCATCCCATACCCGTATGCCTGCCTGAAATGCCGTGGCCCCGTCCAGGTCTTCGGCTCTCGTTGGTGCAAGGACTGTTACTACCCGGGCATCGACGAAACATACCAGCGCTACCGCGACATGATCGAGGAAGGCTATACCCGCTACCAAGCCAAGGTTCAGTCTGGCTGGGGCGATCCCGACGAGGCGCGCGAATGAGCAAATCGAAGATCACCAAACCGATGCGCCGCGCACTCGAAGTGCAGGCGGAAAAGGCCAGCAGCGGCGAATTTCGCAGCTTCCGCACGCCCACGCTCATTGCATGCATCAAGGCAGGGCTGATGCGCTGGGGCGCCAATGGTGGGCTGGAGATCACGGACGCCGGCTATACGGCGATCGGGCGATCCAACCAGCGCACCGAGTATCCGTGTGGCTACATGCAAGGGCGAGGGGCCGCATGAGCAAGGCGAAAGACAAGGCCGACGTCTGGATGCCGCTGTTCATCGGCGACTACCTGGCGGACACCGGGCGCCTGACGACGGAGCAGCATGGGGCATACCTGCTGCTGCTCATGGACTACTGGCGCAATGGGCCGCCGCCCAATGACGACGCTACCCTGGCCCAGATCGCGCGTCTGGCACCTGCCGCTTGGAAGAAGTGTCGTCCGGCTGTGCTGCGGTTCTTTACCGAGGTCGACGGGCTCCTGCACCAAAAGCGCATCGACCATGAGCTTGAGGAATGCCAGAAGCGTAAGAACGTGGCAGTGGCAAAGGCCACCGTAGCAGCACAAAAGAGATGGGGTAAGCAGTCTTCAGGCAATGCTCCAAGCATTGCCACAAGCATGCCCGGAGCATTGCCTGAAGCAGTACCCGAAGCATTGCATGAAGCAATGCTTGAGCAATGCCCTTCACCATCACCATCACCTACTACTTCAGAGGTTAGTGGTGTGGTGAACCCCGGTGGTATCGCGCAAGGCGGGGACCACGCCACATCGCATCTGCAGAACAAGCAGACCGGCGAGGAAAACGCGAGGCCGGTGCAGATCCGCATCCTGCTGCGCCAGCACGGCATGCCGGTGACCAGCAATTCCGCTGAGGTCCTGGACATGGTCCGCCTGTCTGTGACGGATCTGGAGATCACGGAAACCGTGGACGTGTTCCGGCAGAAGAAGCCGGGCGACTCGCCTAACGCCAAGTACATCCTGTCGATGATCGTCACGGCGCGAGAGAAGGCCGCCAAGGCTCTTACCGGCGATGTGCCTACGTCGAGCGCGGGCGGCTCCACTGCCGAGCCGGACCAGTGGTGGATGGGCGGCGCGTCCGTCTGGGAGACCGAGGGTGCTCGGCTTGGGGTGAAGCGCCAGGCGGCCAAGGGGGAGCAGCTGCACGACTACATGCCTCGCGTGATTAAGGCGGCCGGTGAGGGGCCTTGGCGCGAATGGTATTTCAACCGACTGATGAAGGAGCGGAGTTCGCGATATGCGGGGGACTATGAGTACGTGTATGGCTTCCCGCCCATCGGTGACGCCGCCTAAGGGAGATCCCATATGAAAGCAATGCGCTACTGGCTGAAGGCCATTCTGATCGATGCAGCGGTATTCGGAACGCTCTGGTACCACATGGATACCGGCTCGGAAGGCGCTGCCCGGGCGTTCCAGGTGTTCGCTTGGTTCTTCACGCTGCTGCTTCTGTTCTTCGGGCTCTTCGGCGACAAGTCGCAGCTGTCGGGGATCCAGAGGCCGAAAGGCATGAAGACCTACCACTACATCACTGAGATTTTGCTCGTCTGGCTAACAGCATGGGCTGGGATGTGGGTACTGGCCGCATTTCGATTGCTGGCGACGCTACTCGCTGAGGCAGCGCGCGACCGCGAGCCCAAGGTGAAGGAGCCGGCGTGACAGCCCGTCGGCCGGCAGCACCGCGGCGCCCTCGAATCGGCATCAGCCTAGGCGAAGAGATCTTCGCCAACCAGGTGAAGTCGTCGGGTTTGACGGGGCAGGAGCGGGAATACAGGTTTGACCCCATCCGGATGTGGCGATTCGACTTCGCATGGCCGGCCCGGCGCCTGGCGGTGGAAGTGGAGGGCGGTACCTGGACTGGTGGTCGGCACACGCGGGGCTCCGGCTACCAGGCCGATCTGGAGAAGTACAACGCAGCCGCAGCTCAGGGCTGGACAGTACTCCGGTTCACGACAGACCAGGTGAAGAGAGGTGCGGCGATTGCCGCGGTGAAGGCAGCGATTCAGATCAGGGAGGGGCGGTAATGGGCTGGAGCCTTGGCTTTGATAGCAACTGGGACCGGGACATCGGCTACGGCGTGCCGGCGTTCTGCGATCACCCGGATTGCAACGAAAGGATCGATCGCGGGCTGGCGCATGTCTGTGGCGGCGATCCGTACGGCGGGGAGCACGGCTGCGGTCTCTACTTCTGTGGCTCGCACCTCTTCATGGCAAATCGCGGCCCCCAGCGCTGCGAGAAATGCGTGGATGGCCATCAAACGACGTTCCTCGCCAAGCCGGATCACCCGGACTGGATCGAATGGAAGTTGACGCATGAAAGCTGGGCCCACTGGCGTGCCGAGAACCCGGACGAGGTGGCCAAGCTGCAAGCGGCCTCGACGGAGGCTGCCAGATGAAGCCATGCGCTTGGAACTTCTTCTTGATGGCGATTGCGGTGGCTATGGGCATGGCTACCCGATACATCAACGCTCACCCGGCTGTGATTCTGTCGGTCGGCGCCTTCCTGTGTGTGCTGCTGGCCCTGCTGGCCGACGTGGAGTGATTCATGAGCACTGCTGACGTGTGCGAGTTGTATGCGTGCCTGATGATGGCTGCGATGGTGGTTCCGTTTGTATGGGGGATGGTGAGATGAACCGCCCTTGGACTGACGCAGATGTGGCGCAGCTTGCTGCTTTGATGAAAACGGGAACGTCTTGGCGCGCCATCGGAGCGCACCTGCACAGAACCAAGGATGCCGCCCAGATGAAGGCGGCGGAGCTGAAGTTGGGCCCTAAGCCATACACGGGCAATAAGTCGCCCGTCTGGTCTCTGATTGTCAAGATCGGGCAGGACAAGCAACCTCGGTCGGTTCATGAGCTCGTAAAGATGACCCGCGCCACCCGGGTTTGCATCGACCGGCTGATGAAGGAGCGGCACGAAGCTGGGCTGGCCCATGTAGGCGACTGGCTCAGGAGCCGCAGGGGGCCCCCGAAGCCGCTGTGGGTGCCCTTCCCTGGGAAGGATGCGCCAAAGCCCTATGTGGCGACTCCTTCGGAGCGCGCGTGCGCCCGTATGCGTCGGATGAAAGAGGAGGACCCGCTGCGCTACAAGGCGATCATCGCGCGCTGCTCGCTCCGCCGTCGCCTGAAGAAGGGGCTTGGCGCAAAGCAGCATGCGGTAGTGCAGGCGCTCTTTGGCATGGGGGTATCGGTATGACGGAGAAGCGGAAGGGCGGCCCGTTGTCCAACCTGGCGGCAATGCTCGGCGACAACCCCGAGTTTCGACGGATGGTAGCAGTGCGTACTGGGCGCCCCTGTGAGACGGCGGACGATGCCCGGGCCTGCATCCTTGAGCGCTGCGGCATCACCTCCCGGGCCGACATTGATCACGTGCCCGAGGCGGAGGCGGAGTTTCACGCGGCATTCCGTCTGCCGTGGATGCGATGGCAGCGGGAGGCGCGGCGGTGATCCATCCCAGCTACATGTACCGCCTGACACCGGAGGAGATCGCGATGCGACACCAGGAGGAGGCGAGGCGGGCGGACAAGGCGTGTGGGGATTGCGCGAACCGATCGCCGTTTAAAGACGCCGATGGGGAGGGGGAGCGAGTCTGCAAGTTCAAGCGCCGTCAGTACGGCAGACGGTGTGAGTTGTTTCAGCGGGGAAATTGATGACGATTGAGGCGAGATTGGAGAACTGGGGCAGGGTGGTGAGAGACCCGCGATGGCAGCCCAAGCACTGCGCATCTTGGGCGAAGCTGGCGACGGCTCTCAGCCGACAGGACGACATGGGGGCGCCGCAACAGATTGTGCCGAAAGACGTGTCGGATGGATGGCTGCTCGAGCAAGCGTGGCAGGCGATTCACGACCCGCTGGCCAAGCGCCTCCTGCAGTACCACTACGTGCATGGGATGTCGGCCGAGTTGGTGTGCCGGATTCTGGTGCGGAAGTACGGCCAGTCACCCAACACGCTCACGCACTGGAAGGTTCGCCACGCCAAGGCCCTGTCGGTGATGTCCCGGGTTCTGGAGGGCATCCATGCGCGCGAGCAGATTTCGGCACGGGCTGACAGGCTGATCGCCGAGGCGGCAGAAATGGGGCTGACGGTATGACGGAGGCCGAAGCGCTGAACAAGTTGCGCCCGGTGCGGCTGTACCACTGGCGTGCCGTGGTGAGGGCCCGGAGGCACGCTGCGGCCTGCCGAAAGGAGCGCAAGCATGGGGCAGCGAAGCAATACGAGGAACGCGCAGTCAACCACATGAAGCACGTCCAGGCGCTGGACGCATTCTTTCCCGCCGGCGACACGGCAGACAAAGACCTCCGCCTCGCGCGGGCCGAACAGGAGCAAGCAGCATGACCGACACCAACACGCGCGCGGCGCTGACGGCTGAACAGGTACGCACAGAGCAGCAGCGCTATAACGAGACATTCGTTGGGGAATGTCACGAGATGGCCGTCTGGCATGGCATGCGACGTGCATGGATGGTTCGCGCTGAACTGGCGAAGCTTCCAGCGGGGGATGGGCTGACGGATGAGCAGATTGACGCCATCCTTGAACATGCTGAATCGTCGCTTGGAATGGGGCGTACTGGCTGGGGTTACATCGATGCAAGGAACATTGCCCGTGCCATCCTCGCCGCCCCTCGCCAGCCTGGGGAAATGGGTGCGGGGGTGCCGGAAGGGTTCGTAGTCGCCCCACACTATCGCGGGTATGCGCATCTTGGTATTGGCGGCTATTTGCTGAACCACTCGAAGGCCGGCGATCCTGTGGAACTTGTTATCAGCGTGGCGACGGAAGAAGAGAAAGCCGGGCGCGTGGTCGGTGATGAACGCGAGAATCCTGAAGGCACCGTCATTCAACCGGAAGCAATGGCAGTGCGCCTGCGTTTCGAGAACGTCGCCGGCCTTGATGCATTGGAGCAGCAATTGCGAAACCTGCGCGGCGTGCATTTCGCCGCATCGGCGCAGCAGGTTTCGGAGCCGCGCTGTGATGTGTGCGGGGCCAAGACCACTGACCCATGGTTAGACCATCGTGGCTGTCAGCAACTCGCATCGGCGCTGGGGCGCGGGGTGAATCCGTCGTGCAGCGTGTTTGATGACATGCTGCGCTCACTGGAGCACGTTGAAGCGGTGTACCGTTTGAATGTTGTGAAGGACAAGGAGCCAAGCAGCACGCTCGATAACCTGCAACGTGTAATTGCGCGGGCGAAGGTCGCATCGGCGCAGCATGATGAGCCGGAATGCATGCGAAGCCATCCACACGAGAACATGATCCCAACCTGCGAGGCTAAGACTGTTGAGGCGCGCGCAGTGAACCGGGCGGCGCAGCAGGATGAGCGCGAGGCGTTGATTGACGTGCTGCGGAACGAGCAAAACAACCTTGCAGCATCGCGCCAGCAGTGCAGCAAGTACGATGTCGCACGCTGGGATTCTTTGCAGCGGGTTATTGACTATCTGGCAACCGCCCAGCAGGTACAGGCCGATGCGGGGGCGTTGACAGACGAGCGGATTTTCGAGGTGGCAGCACAGCACGGGTGGACCCGCAAAGGCGATCACGGGCAATGGATCGTCTGCCATACCAATGCGACGGCGAATCTACTCAGTCTCGTGCGCGCACTCGCCCACCCATCCCCTGCGGCAGAGAGCGACAAGAGAGATGCGAAGCGACTTGATACCCTACTAAATGAATCGTGGGATCTCCGCTGCTTCTCCATCGGTGAGGAAGACATCGGCTGGCGCGTTATCGGGTTCGACATAAACGATAACGAATGGACGGTAGCTGAGGTGTTCCGCGATGATCCGCGTGCAGCCATCGACGCCGCCATGTCCCGCGAGCAGTCGGGAGGGGGTGAGTGATGCGCGATAAGTCGATTCTCGATCCCTGCTGCGGTTCCCGGATGATGTGGTTCGACCGTTGCCACCCCGAAGTGGTGTTTGGCGACCAGCGCGCCGAGACGGTCACCGTAACAGACCGCTCGCACGGCAACGAATCCGGCACACGGACGCTGTGCATCGAGCCGGACGAGTTGATGGACTTCCGCGACCTGCCATACCCCGATGGCTCTTTCAAGCTGGTGGCATTCGATCCGCCGCACCTGGTGCGCGCTGGCCCGAAAAGCTGGCTGGCAGCCAAGTACGGAAAACTAGGGCCGGATTGGCGAGAAGATCTGCGCAAAGGCTTCGCGGAATGCCTGCGCGTGCTGGAGGTCGGCGGAACACTGGTGTTCAAGTGGAACGAAACGCAGGTGAAGGTAAGCGAAGTGCTTGCGCTGGCGCCGCAGGAACCGCTATTTGGCCACGTGTCCGGCCGCAAGGGTCTGACGCACTGGCTCGTGTTCATGAAGCGCGCCCGCGCCACAGAGGGAGAAACAGAATGAGCAAGAAGCTGAAGCCGTGCCCATTTTGCGGCGGCAAGCCCAGCATTGCCCCGCTGATTGAGCAAGTCGAACACGATAGCTGGGCGGCGAGCATCAATTGCAACTCCTGCGACGTTTCATTAACGCCGCAATACACGTCTACGTCAGAAGATGAGGCGGTGTCTGCCGCCATCGAACAGTGGAACCGCCGCGAACTGGAGAGCGCCAGCCAGCCAGGGGGCGGCTGGCAGCCGATTGAGACGGCGCAGAAGGATCGGGTAGTCCAGTTGTGGGTGCCAGGCTTCGGCACGTGGGTGGACGGCCCGTGGCGCGGGGCGTGGAGTTACGTAGCTGACCAATGGACCCTGCAGAGCCCATTCACCGCGGCAGACCGGCGAGCCATCACCGTTTCGGAGGTCCCGCTCCCGACACACTGGATGCCTCTGCAGGACGAGCCACGAGGGGCAACGGATGCGACTATGAAGCTCAACGGGGAGCAGAAGGTATGAGCGATGAGATGAAGCCGTGTCCGTTCTGTGGATCAGATGTTTGCACGGTGCAGCAATCCTTCCAGTGCGAGTACGTGCAGTGCGACCGCTGCGAAGCAATGGGGCCGGCTGGTAAGACGACCGATGACGCTATAGCCGAATGGAATCGGCGCTCAGGAGATCCGAAATGAACGAAGCACAAGAGCAACTCGGCCAGCTGGTCGACCGCCTAGACGCCATCGGCCACGCCCTGCAGATCCCGATGCCGGCCCAGATGCATGTCGATAACCTGAAATTCGTGCTGCCGGACCTCGTTGTCGAACTAAAGGACGTGTTCGTCAGGGTGACTGGCCAGAGCCCATGGGACTGAGGAAATGGACAAACGCCAACTGCTTGAGCTCATCCAGAGTCTTCCCGATGATCTTTCTGTGCAGCCACTTGAGCTCTCCGAGTGCAAACAGAGGGAGCATTCCTGGGAGGCACAGTGCCGCACTGGACTGTATGGCGGTGTCTATCAACGGAATGTCGACAACACCTTGACGCTCCGGCTTGACTTCAAGACCCGCGAAGAAGGTGAGTTTCGCCGCACCCACACAGACCCTGATGGCGGTTTCCGGAATCTTCGTCGCATAGCCTGAAATTCCTGTGGGGCTTGATAATTGCCTGAAGGTGTCTTATCCTTCGCCACAGATTACTGATTGCCCATCGCGGCGTTACCGGTTCAGACCGAGACATAGCATCCCTTAGGAGGGATGCGTGTCTCTGAACGGAACGCGATGGATCCTAAGCCCGCCCGGTTCGCCGCGCGGGCTTTTTCGTTTTCCCTTGTGGAGTTGCACATGAACATCCTCGCCTTCAAGTCGGATTTCCGGAAGCTGGTCGACGCATTCGCGCGTCTTGTGGTGGTTCTTGCGGCATCGTTCCGCAAGGCATTCGGCGGCATTTGCCGCTGGGTTTGGGAGCGCCTGCCGTCCGCGAACGCCCACCTGGCATTGCAGGGTCTGCCGCGGGTTTGTGGCCTGAATGCTTCCGAGACGTTCCGCCTGCGTGCGGCGAAGCGCGGCCGTCCGACCGTGACGGCGCGCTGGCGCATGTGCCCGTCCAGCTGATTTCTTCCCTGTTGTCTCCTCCCTGGTCTCTCGCCCGGGTTCGGGTACGGCGGGCCGCTACCTGCCGTACCCATTTCTTTTTCAGCCCCGCAGTGGCGCTCTGGGCATTGCCCCTGGTGCGATGCACATCATTGAGGTGCTAACCACATGTCCAGACAAGCCAAAACTGCGAAAACCTCATTGCTCGGCGTCACCGTCCTGATGCGTTCTGCCGTCTGGCTGAACGGTCAGCGTGCGGTGCCTGCCATCGTGACCGACATTGAGGAGCCGGATTTTGCTCCCGAGGAAGCAATCGCGGTGGTCACGGTGACCGCGTTCCCGCCCGCAGCGCCGTCGCGATTCATTCGCGAGGTGCCTGTGTTCGCCAAGGAGCCGGCACCGGAAGTCATGCCGGCCGCCTGGATCAGGCGGTAGCGTGCTCGAGATCAATCTGAGGTCGAACGTAAAGGCGTTCCAGCGTGACCTGGACGACTTCGCTCGGAAGCAAATGCCATTTGCGACGGCCCAAGCGCTCAATGCGGTGGCCCTGAAGGTCCAAGCTAACGCTGTCGCTGGCATGCAAAAGCGATTGGACAGGCCGACGCCGTTCACGCTTAAGTCCGTTGCCGTGAAGCGGGCCACGAAGTCGACGCAACAAGCGGTGGTCTTCGTCAAGGATATTGCGGCGCGCTACCTTGAACCCTATGAGCTCGGTGGCGTGAACAAGCTGGACGGTAGGGCGCTGATCAAGCCAGTGGCTCAGCGCCTTAACCAGTACGGCAACATTCCTCGCTCAACGGTGCGTCGCCTGGCGGCACGCAAGAACGTCTTCGTCGGTAAGGTAAAGACGAAGGAGGGAACGGTTGACGGGGTCTGGCAGAGGACAAAGGCGGTGCGCGGCAAGCGCGCCGGCATGAAGCTGATTGTGAAGTTCGAGGATGCGCACAAGACGCGCCCGGTCCTCGGGTATAGAGAGGGCGCGAAGAAGACGGTGGCGACCACGTTCGGGCCGGCGCTCAGTGCTGCCTACTCGAAGGCTGTCAGCACGGCGCGGCGGTGACGCTACACGGTCGGTGGCAGCATGACGCGACCAAGTTGTTTTTTTGCGGCAGCAACAGCTTTCTTCGCGCGAGCCAGGTCCTCTTCTGCGCCTGCAATGGCTTGTATTGCGGTTTGTAGTTTGGTGCCTGGCAGCAGACCGGCGAGTGTCACAGCGTAGTCTGCTCCACTGACGACCGCCGTAACGTCGCCGTCCAGTATTGCGGATCGATGCTTGCACGCTTGGCCTTGTTCGCCCGCTGCGCATGTACATGTGCCATAAAGTTCGCCGTCCCTGGCAACGAACTTCACTTGGTAGGGTGCTTCGGCGGAACCTTGAATCTCGAAGTTGAATTCCTGCATAGAAAGTCCTCTGAGCCAATGAGTGTTGGGGCGCTAGTTAGCTATCCATTCTGCCACGAGCTCAACAGGGGTCATCCTAGTCGGTTTGGGGGGTGCTACGGGTCCTTCCCCGGGGTTAATGCATCGCGGGCAATTGCGCACCGCGATCTCACCCCAGCTATGAAGTCTGAAAGGTGTTCGCACCTGTTCGCACTTGTATGACGACTGCCATTTCCATCCGCGAGTTTGCGCGCCGAGAGGGGTGCTCTGACACGCTGGTCCGGCGGGCCGTAAAGCAAGGCCGGCTAAGGCTTTCCGGGGATAACGGCCTCGATGCTTCGCTGGTCGGAACGGCTTGGCGCGAGTCCAATGCAAAGGGTGCGAACAGTGCGAACAAGGGTGCGAACACCTCTGCGAACAGTTCGCACCCTGTTCGCACCCCGGCGCCGGCGCAGATAGCTCCGCCGGTAGAGGTGCGCGACGACGAGTCGCCCGCCGATGCGGCGCGCAGGATCGTTGATTCTGACGTGGCGCTGCTGGACTATGCAGGCGCCTTGGAGAAGAAGGAAAACTATCTCGCGCTGCTCCGGCAGCTCGAGTACGAACAGAAGGCCGGCTCACTGGTCGAGCTGGATGTCGCGTCAGCAATCCTGTTTGAGGAGTTTCGGGCACAGCGTGATGCATGGCTGAACTGGCCTACCAGGGTAGGTCCGATTCTCGCCGCCGAGCTTGGCATCGAAGCCGATCGGGTAACGGAAGCTCTCACCGCGCATGTCCACAGTCAAATCGCCCAGCTCGGCGAGCCGGAAGCCAATTTCACGGGAGCAGAAGGCTGAGTGGCTGCGCGCGTCCGTCCACAAGGGCTGGACGCCTCCGCCGCGGATCAGCGTCCCGGACTGGGCTGACCGGTTCCGCAAGCTGGCAAAGGAGGCCGGCAGCACCTCGGGCAACTGGTCTACCTCAACTGTAGAGGTGGCGCGCGGCCCCATGCTGGCCGTCACGGAGCCTGGCGTGCACGTAATCACCACGATGGTGAGCACGCAGCTCCTGAAGACAGCGTTCCTTGAGAACGTCTTCGGCTACTTCGCCCACCTGGATCCGTGCCCGATCCTACTGCTGCAGCCGAAGGAGGCCGCGGCGGAGCAGTTCAGCAAGGAGCGCATCAGCCCCATGATCCGGGTCACGCCGGTGCTGCGTGATCTGGTTGGGACGAGCAAGACCCGGAATGCCGATGAGACGCTGTTGTTCAAGGCGTTCCCCGGCGGCTTTCTGGCGCTGGCCGGCGCCGGTAGCCCCGACAACCTGGCACGCCGCCCAGTTCGGGTGATCCTGGCCGACGAAGTGGACAAGTATCCGGTGACCCGTGAGGGTGAGCCGATCGCGTTGGCGGAGGAGCGGACCGCGACCTTTGGCGTCAACTGGTTGTCCGTGCGGGCATGTTCTCCCACGGTGGAGGACGAGAGCCGGATCGAGGCCAGCTATAAGGACTCAGATCAGAGGCGCGCCTCGGTCGCTTGTCCGCACTGCGGGCACAGGATGTTCCCCGACTTCTTCAAGCACGTCGACTGGGACAAGCGACGTGACGAAGGCGGGACGGTGCTTGAGCACCACCCGAAGACCGCCCGCATCGCCTGTGAGTCGTGCGGAGAGATTTGGTCGGAAGGCGATCGCTTGCGCGCCCTGCACACGGTTCGCTGGCACCAGACGCGCCCGTTCGAGTGCTGCGGAAGCAGGCATGTGCCTCTGGACGCATATGAGCGCGCCTGGCGGGGGCCGGAAGACGAACGGGATTCGCCAGTCGACGCGGCCCTGGCCCAAGTGTGGGACTGGTGGGCGAGTGATCGCTATGCCGTGTACCGCGCCAAATGCCCCGACTGCGGGACTTGGCGGGTGGACAACGAGCATGCAGGCTTCCAGGCCAGCAAGCTGTTCAGCCCGTGGCAAAAAGACAAGCCGTCCGACATGGCAGCCAAGTGGCTAGCGGCGCAAGGGGACGAGGATAGAAAGCAGACCTGGTGGAACACCCAGGCGGGCATGCCGTACCGTCCGAACGCCGGGAAGGCGCTACGGATGGAAGCGCTGCTGGCGCGCGGTGAGCGCTGGGGTGCAGAGGTTCCGGAGGGCGTGGCTGTTGTCACGGTGGGCATCGACACCCAGGACTATCGCTTCGAGATCGAAGTGGTGGGGTGGGGGCGGAACGAGGAAAGCTGGTCAATCGCCTACGAGATCATCGAAGGCGACATGGAGACGCCTGAGCCTTGGGACCGTCTTGACGCTTTCCTGAATCGGATCTGGTACCGCGCGGACGGTCGGCCCTTCGAGGTGATGGCCGCTTGCATCGACTCCGGTGGACACCACACGCAGAAGGTCTATGACTTCTCCAAGGCGCGCCTCGGTCGAAAGATCTGGGCAATCAAGGGGGAGTCGGCCGTAAGCGGCAAGCGTAATCCCGTGTGGCCGGTGAAGAAGCCGACGCGCAAGACGAAGGCTTCGTTCCGACCCGTGATCATCGGCGTGAATGCGGCGAAGGACACGATCAGGAACCGGCTGCACGTCGAAGAGCATGGCCCCGGCTTCATGCACTTCCCGGGTGACCGGGACATCGGTTACTTCGAGCAACTCACCTCCGAGCGATCGGTCGTGAAGGTCGTGAATGGCCAGAAGTTCCGGGTTTGGGAGTTGCCCTCCGGGCGCGCCAACGAAGCGCTGGATTGCCGTGTGTACGCGTATGCGGCCCTGTGTGGGTTGACCCACCTGGGGCTGAAGCTGAACCGCCGCGCCGATCTTGTTTCGGTGCCACTGGAGCAGGATTCGGAAACGGGCGTGTGGACGCCGGCCACTGACGTTGAGCCTGCGCCTGTCGTGCCGGTCCCTCATCCGGCAATCGTGGCGACGCCCGGGGAATCCAGGCCGCTGAAGAAGAAATTGACGAGTCGCCTCGCATAGGAACGCAATGGCTATTACCGACGGAATGAGCGTGCCGGACATGCAGGCGCGGCTGGCTGCGTTGCAGGCGGCCTACTTTGACCTGTCGGCCGGCGCGAAGATCGTCACGGCGACGTACAACCAGGGTGACGGCACGAAGTCCGTCACCTACAAGCCGACCGACCTCATGCAGATCTATCGCAGCATCCTGATGCTGCAGAAGGCTCTCGGCATCATTAACTGCTACCCGCACGCACGTCGCGTCCTGTTCTGATGGCATCCCTTATCGTCGATACAACGGGCAAGCCCTTCGGGGACTTGCCCGCCGGCGGTCGCGCGCGTGCCGATGCTGGATGGGGCGGCCCGGGTATTACCCAGCCTCCCTACTCGAGCCAGTTTCCATACGAAGCGTCGAACGTGCAGACGCAGGAGATGGGGCAGTGGTTTCCGATCATCCGTTCGCCGGACTCGGAAATCAACCAGTACCGCGACCGCATGGTCGCCCGCTCGCGGGACCTGTCCCGCAACGACGGTTGGGCGAATGGCGGCATTACGCGCATTCTGGACAACACCGTTGGTGCGCATCTTCGTTTGTCCGCTAATCCGGATTGGCGGTATCTGCGGCGCCTGGCGAAGGGCTTCGGGCCCGAGTGGGCGGACGAGTTCCGGTCGGCAGTGGAAGCGCTGTGGCGCGCGTACTCCGAAGATCTTGGGCACTGGAACGATGTCTCGTGTCAGCTTTCCATGTCGCAGCAGATGCGACTGGGTTTGCGGCACAAGCTCATTGACGGAGAAGATCTCTACGTCGCGCACTGGATGCCTGAGCGCATCGGCCGGGGTGCAGCGAAGTACGCGACAGCGTTCCTGCTGGTTGATCCGGACCGGCTGTCCAACCCGTATCAGATGGTGGACACCAAGAACCTGCGAGGCGGCGTGGAGATCGATGATGATGGCGTGCCCATCGCCTATCACATCCGCAAGGCGCATCAGAACGACTGGTACAACGCAGCCGAGTCGATGGTATGGGAGCGGGTCGAACGCCACGACCCGGATGGTTGGCGCCGGGTGATCCATGACTTTGAGCGCGATCGGGCCGGCCAGAACCGCGGCATCGGAATTTTCACGCCGGTGCTAGCACACGCGAAGATGCTCGCGCGCTACTACGGCGTTGAGCTGCAGGCCGCCACGGTGGCCACGATCTTCGGGACCTACGTCACCAGCCCCTTCGATCCGAAAATGATCGAAGCGGCAATGGACAGTGAAGGCGAGGAGCTCGGCTTCTACCAGGACTTGCGCGCGGATTGGTCCAAGGAGCGCCCGGCCATGCTCAACGGCGTCCGGATCCCCACGCTAGCACCCGGCGAATCGATCAACCAGGTACAGGCGGCACATCCGCACGACGGCTTCGCGGACTTCGCGCATGAAATGCTGCGATCCATTGCGGCTGCGTTGGGGGTGTCTGCCGAGCAGATCACCCAGGACTGGAGCAAGACGAACTACTCGAGCGCGCGTGCCGCCCTGCTGGAGAGCTGGAAAACGCTGAGCCGGCGTAATGCCGAATTCAAGATGGGTACCGCCACGCCCATCTATGCGACGTGGCTGCAGGAGGCGATTGAACGCGGCGACCTGGACGACGTGCTTCCCCGGGATGCGCCAGACTTTGTCGAGGCGGCGACTGCCTACTCTCGATGCGACTGGCTAGGCGTGGCACGGGGATGGGTGGATCCGGTCAAGGAGAAGCAGGGCGCAATCCTCGGCCTCGATGGTGGGTTGTCGACCCTCAAGCGCGAATGCGCGGAGCAGGGTCTTGACTACGAAGAAGTGATCCAACAGCGCGCGATCGAAGTCCGCATGTTCAAGGAGGCGGGTTTGCCCCCGCCGAAGTGGTTCGGCGACGGAGCGAATCCGGCGGCGACGCCTATTGAAGAACCTCAGGCTCAATGAACAACCTACCATTTCTCGCTCAGCGGCTCTTCAACACCCCGCTTGCCATCACGCCGTCCAAGGCGGAGATGGTCATGGCAGCGCTTGCGGACCGCTTCGGCATCACGAAGCTCTTCCGGGCCAGCGGCGACATGCTCGCGATGAGCGAGCTCGTGGGCGCTGAGGAAGAAGAGCCGGACTATCGACACTACGACGTAGTGCACGGCGTGGCCGTCATTCCGATCTCCGGGACGCTGGTGCACAAGTCTGGCTACATGCGCCCGACCTGCGGCATGACGGGCTACGACGGCATCCGTGCGAACCTCAGCATGGCCCTCGAGGACCAGTCGGTGCAGGCGATCATGCTTGACATCGATAGCGGTGGCGGGGAGGTGTCTGGCTGCTTTGACCTGGTCGATGCCATCTACGGCGCGCGAGGCCAAAAGCCGATCTGGTCAGTCCTTTCGGAAAGCGCGTACTCCGCTGCCTACGCCATTGCGAGCGCGGCAGACAAGGTCGTCGTGCCCCGCACTGGTGGAACTGGCTCCGTGGGTGTGATCTGCGCACATGTCGACTTCTCCAAGGCGCTGGCCAAGGATGGCATCGCCGTGACGATGATCCACTACGGGGCGCGAAAAGCCGACGGGAACGAGTTCAATCCGTTGTCCGAGGAAGCGCTGGCGCGCTACCAGGCAGATGTCGACAAGATGGGCGAATTGTTCGTGGCCACGGTGGCCAGGAACCGCAAGCTTTCCGTTGCCAAGGTGCGGGGCACCGAGGCGACAACGTTTCTCGGCGTCGATGGCGTCGAGATCGGCTTCGCTGACGCCGTTATGGCGCCCGACGAGGCTTTCCGTTCCCTGCTCGCCGAGCTGGGCTGACATACCCCACCCACGAGGTACCAATTATGAGTATTCGCACCCTTGCGGCGCGCGGGCTTTCGTTCGCCCATCTCGCCGGCTTTGGCAACCGTGCATCCCGCGCGGAAGACGACAAGCCGGAGGACGAAGACAAGCCGGGTGCGCGCGGCGCCGAAGACGATGACCAGGAGCCGCGCGACCGCGAAGATGGCGACGGCAACGGGTCGAAGGGCAAGAAGGGCAAGAAGGCCGAGGACGACAAGGACAAGGATCCGGACGCAGAGGACGACGAGCTCGATGAGGACGAGGACGACAAGAAGGCTCGTCGCGCCGAAGATGACGATGCTGACCCGGATGCCGAGGACGACGAAGAGGAGATGCGTGGAAAGAGCGCCGTCGCCCGTGCCCGTACCCGCGAGCAGGCGCGTTGCGCCGCCATCATGGGCTCGAAGGCTGCCGGCCGGAACGTCGAGTTGGCCGCAAACCTGGCCTTCAAGACTCGCATGACGCGGCAAGAGGCGCTGGCAATTCTGCGCAGCTCACCCGCTGCTTCGTCGGCTTCGCAAGATCGCTCGGCACGCAACCCCCGGCTTGGCGCCGGCGCGGAATCGCAGCGCAGCTCGTCGCAGGCGGCCGCGGCTGGCTGGGACCGCGCTTTCTCCAAGACGACTGGCAAGCGCCCGTAACCACCTGTCCTCAACTCTAAGGAACCCTCATGAGCTACGTATCTCGCGCTCCCCTGAACGAGGCCTGGCACCCGGGCGGCTTTCTCGTCTCCCAGCCGAATGGCCATCGCCACATCGATCGCGGCACCTTCACCGGTGCCGTGAAAGTGCAGCCCGGCACCGTGATGGGCAAGAAGACAGTCGGTACGACGGCGGTCGCGGCTGCACTCGGTACCAACACCGGTAATGGCACGTTCGGTGCGATCACCGTCGGTGCCGCCCAGGCCGGCGCCTACACCGTCGAGTTCGACGACGCCACGCACTACATCGTGGCAGATCCGACCGGGAAGCAGGTTGGCCACGGCACCACCGGCGTTGCCTACAACGCAGGCGGCCTGGGCTTCACCATCACGGCCGGCGGTACTGCGTTCGCCCCTGGTGACAGCTTCACGGTCACGGTCGCCGCCGGCACCGGCCTGTGGGTGCCCTGCACCAAGACCGCAACGGATGGCTCGCAGATCGCGGCCGGCATTTCCTTCGGGCTGGTCGATGCCACCCTGAATGACACGCCGGGCGCCGTGGTCGTGCGCGACTGCGAGGTGAACACGTCGGAACTGGTGTGGGACGCATCGATGGATGCTCCAGCCAAGACGGCGGCGCTCGCCCAGCTCCTCGCGCTGAAGATCATCGGTCGCTGACCCTCTCTCGTACGAACCCGACAGGCCGCCTTCGAGGCGGCTTTTTCAATTGAAGGAGCCGTTCAATGGCATCGCTTGACATTTTCAACCAGGACCCGTTCTCGACCGTCAGCCTGACCGCAGCGGTCGACAAGTACCCGTACCAGCCGCAGGCGCTGGGCGAGCTGGGTATCTTCGATGACGATCCCATTCGTACCACTGCTTTGGTCGTCGAGCAGCGCCAGGGCCAGCTCGTCGTTATCCCGCTGAGCGAGCGCGGCGAAGAAGGTACCCAACGTCAGACCGAGAAGCGTCAGGCCCGCTACTTCGACGTTCCGCGACTGCGCCACTCGGACACCATCTACGCGAACGAACTGCAGAACATCCGCGCGTTCGGTACGGAGTCCGAGCTGATGCAGGTGCAGGATGAAGTCGCGCGCCGGCTTGCTGGTCCGACGGGTCTGCTGAAGAACATCGAGTTCACGTGGGAATTCCAGCGCCTGGCCGCCGTGCAAGGCCTGTTCACGGACGCCGATGGTTCGGTCCGCTACGACTGGTTCCAGGAGTTCGGCATCACGAAGCCGGGCGAGCAACCCTTCGACCTGGCAACCGGTACGGCCAATTCCCTGCGCCCGCTGTGCAACCAGATCACCCGCGCAATGGCCCGCAAGGCTCAGGGCGCGTTCACCCCATCGACGAAGGTTTTCGCACTGTGCGGGGACGCGTTTTACGACCTGTTTGTGAATCACCCGGACGTCATCCGGACGTTCGTGAACTGGAGCGATGCTCAGGAAATCCGTGGTGGTAACGCCGGCGGTGCGTTCCAGGCATTCGAGTTCGGTGGCATCCGCTGGCTCAACTACCGTGGCTCGGACGACAATTCGACGATCAAGATCGCCGATGACAAGGTGAAGTTCTTCCCGGTCGGCGCTCCGGGGGTCTTCCGTCGCGCACTGGCCCCGGGCGAGTCCTTCCAGTGGGTCAACACGCCGGGTAAGCCGGTGTACGTCGTGCCGATCATGGACCGCGACCGCAACGAGTGGTGGAAGATGGAAGTGTCGAGCTACCCGCTCCACATTTGCACCCGCCCCGAAGTGCTCTTCAGCGGTCGCGCGGGTTCGTAAATGTCCGTCGACTGGAACTCGGTGGTCCTCGGGCCGCTGATGGGCGTGTTCGCTGAACCGGTGGAATTTCGGCCGGTCGGTGGTGGCACGCCCATCAACATCTCCGGCGTGTTCGACCGCGCCTATACGCGGGATGTTGCGCTGGAAGACGGCTCGATTGGCGTGACGACCGAAAGTCCCACGCTTGGCGTGCGGCTATCCGACTTCCCGAGTCCTCCGAAGCAAAACGACCGGTTCTTTATCCCCAGCGCTGGCGTCACCTTCATCGTTCGCGAAGTTCGCGTGGACGGGCACGGTGGCGCCAGATGTCTGTTGAACAAGGTGGCGACATGACGACGACCGCGGAACTCGCCGACTTGGCTGTGGAGGCGTTGGCGGGGAAAACCGAAGCCGGCACCAATGTGTTCGCGCCGCGCGACTGGCCAACCTGGTCAGGCGAATACCCCGTTCTGCTGCTCCACGCACCGAGCGAGGAGGGCGCTTCGTTGGGGCGGAACGCACCGCAGTTCGACGTCACTGCGACGCTCCAGATCACTGGCCGGATGCAGGTTCCGGCACAGGATTCGGACACCGCAGCGTCGGTGCTGCAAGTCAAGCTTGAAGCGATGCGGGAGCAGATCAAGAGAGCCTTGATCAACAGCCCGCAGCTCATGTCGCGTCTTCAGCAGTTCCCGTTCTTAAGGTCGAAGATCGTGACAGACCCCAGCGGCGAGGAGCATCTGGGCGAGCTGGCTATGGAGATCGGTATGGAGTTTTACCAGGGGCCGGAGGACTTCTATCCGGTGGTCGGAGATGAGGTCGAGCAGGTGAATCTGCACCTGGATGCGACAAACGTCTACGACCCCTCTGGGACTTATGCCGACCCGCCTTTCCCGCAGGAGGTTGTCCCAGCGCCGCGGGAGTCCGGGCCAGATGGTCGGGACGAAGGCACCCTGCAGATCAACCTTTCCGACTAGGTATCCATCATGAAAGTCAAGCCAGCCGAAGGCCTGAAAGTTCGAGACCCGGTGACCCGGCAGTTCATCGACGACAACTACGAAATCGATCCGACCGACTTCTACTGGAACCGCCGCCTGCGCGACGGTGACGTGATCGAAGTCGGCGCCGCGCCGAAAGGCAAGGCGAACGCGGCCACCGAGGGAGCCAAAGAATGACCATCCCGTTCAAGACCATTCCGCAAAACCTCCGTGCGCCGCTGTTCTACGCGGAGCTCGACAACACCAAGGCGAACAGCGGCTCCGGCACGCAACGCGCTCTTGTCATCGGTCAGGTGACCTCCGGCGGCACCGCGGTCCCGAACACACCGCAGATCTCTCAGGGCCCCACCGAGGCAAAGACCGTCGGTGGCCCGGGATCCATGCTGGCGCTTATGACCGCGGCCTATCGAGCTGGCGATCCGTTTGGCGAGGTATGGTATCTGCCTCTGGCCGACGGCCAGAGCAGCGTGGCTGCAACGGGTTCGGTCGCCTTCACGGCAGTGGCAACTGCGACCGGCGTGATGTTCCTGTACATCGCGGGCGTTCTGGTCACCATGACCGTGTCGGCGACGCAAACGCAGGCTCAGCTGGCTACCGCACTGGTTGCCGCAATCAATGCGAACACCGATCTGCCGGTGACGGCGGCGGTGGATGGTACGACCACCAGCAAAGTGAACGTGACGGCCAAGAACAAAGGTCTGGCCGGTAACGACATCGACCTGCAGCTGAACTACCGCGGCGCTGCGAGTGGTGAGGCAACGCCGCCGGGCCTTGCCGTGACCATTACTCAGATGTCGGGTGGCCTGGTGAACCCTGACCTGACCACCGCGCTGGCCAACCTGCTGGACAAGGAATTCGACTTCATCGCATTCCCCTACACCGACACAGCGTCGCTCGATGCGATGAAGTCGTTCCTGAGCAGCACGACGGGCCGGTGGAGCTGGAGCAAGCAGCTCTACGGTGGCGCGTACGGCGCCAAGCGCGGCACGCTGGGCGAACTGACCACGTTCGGCACGGCGCGCAACGACGAACACATGTCGATCATGGGCTTCAGCGGCTCGCCAACTCCCAGCTGGATCTGGGCGGCGAACATTGCCGCCGTCGTCGCGGTTTCTGCGCGCGCGGATGCTGCGCTGCCTCTGCAGACGCTGGCGCTTACCGCAGTGCTCGCGCCGCCGCTCACTTCGCGCTTCGCGCTGACGGACCGCAATGTCCTGCTGTGGGACGGCGTTTCGACGTTCACGGTTGCCGCCGACGGTACGGTGCAGATCGAAAACCTGATCACCACCTACCAGGTCAACTCGTTCGGCCAGCCGGACGACAGCTATCTGCAGGTCGAAACACTGCTCACGATCCAGTTCGTGCTGCGCGAGCTCAAGGCCGACATCACGAGCAAGTACTCGCGCGTGAAGCTGGCCGATAACGGCACGCGCTTCGCGCCCGGGTCGGCAATCGTGACGCCGAATACGATCCGCGGCAGTCAGATCGCCAAGTACCAGGATCTGGAGTATCGCGGCTACGTGCAGAAGAGCGACGTCTTCGCCAAGTCGATCATCGTCGAGAAAAATCGGCAGAACCCGAATCGGGTGGACGTGCTCTATCCCGCGACGCTGATTAACCAGCTCCGCATCTTCGCGCTGCTGTTCCAGTTCAGCAACCAGTAACCCGATTAGCAGGGACGCCGGGGCCGCCTGAGGGCGGCCCCTGGCATTTCAGGAGCCCTTTGAAATGGCTGACAACACCAATCGCCTGGCCGGGACCGCAAATCTGTCCGTCGACGGCAAAAGCTACATGCTCGTCGCGGACTTTGAATACAACCCGTCCAAGAAGACCCGGGAGACGCTTTCCGGTATGGACGACGTTCATGGGTACAGCGAGAAGCCGCGGCCCGGATCGATCTCGGCCACCATCCGCGACTCTGGCGGGCTCACGGTGGCGGATCTCAATGACATGACGAACGTCACCATCGTTGCGGAACTGGCCAATGGCAAGACGATCATCGGCCGGAATATGTGGACCATCGAAGACCAGACCGCTAAGGCCGCAGACGCGACCATCGAAGTCAAGTGGGAAGGTCTGAGCGTCACGGAGAACTGAGCATGACAACGAATCAAACCGCAGGCCATCCGGAAGAACTGGCACTTACCCTGCGCAAACCGGTGGTGATCGGTAAGGGGGAAGACGCCCTCACGTACGACAAGCTGACCCTGCGCGAGCCGACCGCCGGCGAGCTGGAAAAGGCTACCACCAGCACGACGAGCGACATCGGTATGAGCATCACGCTGATTTCGCTCGTAGCCGGCGTGCCCCGCGGCGTCGCCGAGAAGATCGGCCAGCGTGACCTGAAGGAGGCGAACGAGTACCTCGCGGGTTTTACCGAGGATGGTCCGGAGCCTGGACCGACGGCGTAGCCGAGGTCACTGAGTTCTACCACTGGGGTCCGAATGAAGCGTGGTCCCTCCCACTTACCCGGCTGCGCTGGTGGAATGACCAGATGAAGCGGATCCAAAAGGCAAGGGCAGAAGGCTGATGGCCAATACCTTCAAGATCACCATTGCGGCCGTTGACAAGGCGACCGCCACGGTTCGCCGGGTCAATCAGTCCATGGCGAGGCTCACCAGCCCTGTCCGTGACCTGAAGCAGTCGCTTGGCGGATTGGGGCGGGAACTGGGCCTTAACAAGGTGAGCCAGTCGCTCGGTTCCGTCGCCAAGTCTGCGCGCGGCGCGGTGTCTGGCGTGACGGCACTGGTGCCGCCGCTGGGTGCCATTACCGGTGCGGCCACTATTGCCGGCATCGCGGCGCTTGCCAACAACTGGGGAAAGTTGGGCGCAGAGATCGACCGGACTTCGTCGATCCTTGGGGTCTCGACGAAGGAACTGCAGCAATACCAGGCGGCCGCCAAACTGGCCGGCCTGTCGGCCGAAGACATGAATGGCAGCCTGAAGTCGTTGGGTGACACCCTGGAGGACGCGGCCTACAACCGCAACTCCCAGGCGCTGATCCTGATGAACCAGCTGGGGATTTCGCTGACCCGGACAAAGACCGGCGCGGTTGACGCCACGCGCGCACTTCGCCAAGTGGCGGAAGCTATCGCACGGCAGGGCGGCAATGTCCAGGCGCAGCGGCTCATCGCCCGCACCTTTGGGGTCGAGCAACTCCTGCCGATGCTGCAAAAGGGTGCCGCCGGGATCGAGCAGTATGTCGCCCAGGCGCGCGCGCTGGGGTCGGTGATGGGCGACGACCAGATCCAGGCGGCCAAGGATTATGCCCAGAACGTCGCTAAGCTGGATCTGGCGATCGATGGTCTGAAGGCCTCGATCGGCAATGCCTTGATCCCAGTTCTGTCGCCGCTGCTCGCTCAGCTGTCCGAGTGGGTGACCAAGAATCGTGACCTGATCGCCACCAAGGTCGGGGAGTTCGTCAAGGGCATTGCCGACTGGGTGAAGTCCGTCGATTGGGGGAAGGTGGCGCGCGGTATCGGCAGCTTTGTCGACGCGCTGGGTGGCGTGAAAGGTGTGGCCATTGCCCTTGCCGCCATTACTTTCGCTGGCCCGATTGCCGGGGTGATCTCGCTGATCGGGCAGGTGACCAAGCTGGCAGCGCTGCTGGCGCCATTGGCGGCGAACCCGGTCGTCCTGGGCATTCTCGGTATCACGTATAGCAAGGGGTTGAACCAGGGAGAGGATGCGGAACTGGCGCGTCGTAATGGCATGGCCCCTACGATCGACGTGGGGCCAGTCCCCGGTGTCCCGAGCGGTAGTGGTGGCACAACGGATCCCCTCGCATTCTTCCAGAACCGCGGCTGGAGCAGAGATCAGGCGGCGGGCATTGTCGCCAACCTTCAGCGTGAAAGCGAGCTCAACCCGGGTGCGGTGGGCGACGGCGGCAACGCATACGGTGTCGCCCAGTGGCATCCCGACCGGCAACGCAACTTCAAGAGCTGGTCCGGCAAGGACATTCGCTCGTCGACGCTCGATGAGCAGCTGGCGTTCGTCCACCACGAACTGACCGCAGGGCTTGAACGTGCCGCCGGCGATCGGCTGAAGCAGGCGAAGTCCGCTGGAGAGGCGGGTGACATCGTGTCGCGGTATTACGAGCGCCCAAAGGACGCGGACGGCGAGGCATCCAGGCGCGCCATTGCTGCAAACCAGCTGTCCGGTGGCGCGCCGATGGCGCCCGTCTACGCCTCAGGCGGTGCGGCGGCGCGGCCGCAAGCCGGTGCATCGGCGGCGCCGGCCGGTGGCGCAGTCGGCGGCAAGGTCTTGGTTGAAGTCGTGCTCGCCGGGGCCACGCAAGGCGTACGCGCCAACGTTCGTTCGAGCGGTAACGTCGAGGCGACGACGCGAGTCCGGACTTCGATGCCGACTGAAGGGGTTTCATAGTCATGGGGCAGGCAAAGATTCTGAATGCGGTCGGGAGCATCGGGGGCGTTGCTTCTGCCGCGTCCGCTCTTGCTGGTGCACTGGGTGGCGACCTTCCGGGCGATTGGCAGTCGTCTCTGCGACAGGCGTCGTACCGCGGCGTGCCATTCGGCGTCCTGGCCGGCGAGGTGACGTTTGGCCGCAAGAATGCTGTGCACCGGTACCCGAAGCGGGACGGGGTATGGGTAGAGGACATGGGCCGTGAGGCCCGGCTCTACCACCTGACCGCCTTCCTGGTCGAGAACAGCGCCGTCTATGGCGGGGGCGGGGTGGTCGGTCAGCGCGATCGGCTGATCCGGGCGTTTGAGACGGCCGGCGACGGCGAACTCGTGCACCCAACCTTGGGCCGAGTGAAAGTCTCTGCGCTTGAGGGGCATTCCCTGGAGCGCTGGGATACGGGGCGCTATTTCGAGCTCACGCTAGTTTTCATCGAAGCGGGGGAGCGGCGATTCCCGACGAACGGAACGTCGACGGGAGACGCACTATCCGCCGTGGCTGACTCGCTGAACGCCGCGTCCGTGCTGTCCTTCGCAAAGCAGATCCTGAGCGCCGTGAAGCTCGGTGCCGCAGTCGTCCAGCAGGCCGTGTCTACAGCACTGGGGTGGTATGTCGCGGCGGTGGGGCTTGTCCATGACGTAAAGCGATTCTTCGGCGCCGTGTCGACACTTGCCGGCAACTTCGGCCGCCTCTTTGGGGGCGGCAACTCCGGCTACTCAGCCGCCGCCAAGAAAGTGAAACAGTCGACGACGGTCGGCGACCTGATTCGGAACGATGCCGCCGCGCGGACGGCTGTCACTCAGGCCGGCGTTGCTCTGGTGGCCGCCGCCGGCCACGTCAGCGACACAGCGACGTTCGGGGCTAAGGCTCAGGGACTTGCCGCTGCGCTTGCCGCGTCTGCCGTGGATCCGGATGACCGTATCCGGCTGCTGCTCAGCCTCGGGTCGTATCAGCCGGACAGCGCAAACACGTCGTCGGCGATCGGCGTTGCTATGGCGACGATGCAGAGTGCCTGCGCTGATCTGTTCCGCCGATGCGCGGTGAGTCAACTGATCCTCGCCGTGGGGGCGTTTCAGCCCCGATCGGCGGATGAGGCGTCGGGCATGGCAGCCATGGTGTCTGACGTGCTGGCCGCCGAAGCGCTGCGCGCGGGCGACCAGGGCGAGGACGATGTTTATCTGCAGCTCATGGCTGCGAACAAGGCTGTTGTCGCGGATCTCAAGGCGCGGGGCGGCAACCTGGCGGCTGTGGCGGACTTCGGTTTTTCCGACAACCTGCCGGCGTTGATGCTGGCGCAGCGCATGTATCGGGATCCGTCCCGAAGCGATGACCTGATTGTGCAGGCGGATGCCGTACACCCAGCGTTTATGCCGACAAAGTTCAAGGCCTTGGCCTCCTGACGCATGGCTGATGAGAATTCGGTAAATGAGGTGCTGCTGGTCATTGGCGACCAGCAGCGGGAGATCTCGGGCTGGAACAACGTTCGCATTACGCGTGGCATTGAGCGCCTGCCGTCCGACTTCAGTCTCACTCTGACGGAGAAGTACCCGGGTGTGGCAGATGTCGTGGTCAACGCCGGAGACCCGTTCCAGCTCTTCCTGGGCACCGACGTGGTCATGACTGGCTATCTCGACACGCTCTCCGACGGATTCGACGCGCAGTCTCATACGGTGGCCGCAGCGGGGCGCAGCAAGTGCTCGGATCTGGTGGACTGCGCCGCCGAGTGGCCCGGCATGCAGATCGTGAACAGCGACCTGGCGCAAATCGCAACGCAACTTGTGGTTCCGTACAAGGGGCTTGGGGTCCAGTGTGACCTCACAGACCTGCCTAAGGTGCAGCAGCTCAACATCCTGCTCGGCGAAACACCCTGGTCGATTATCGAAAGGGTTGCGCGGTACAGCGCGGCGCTGGCCTATGACAACGCGGCGGGGGATTTGGTCCTTGCGCGCGTGGGAACGGTAGAAGCGGCGGGTGGGTTCGAGGAAGGCGTCAATGTCGAGTCGGCCGGGACGGTGTTCTCGATGCTCGACCGATTTTCTGAATACATGGCGGTCCAGCAGGCGCTGGACATGCTGTCGGATCTGTCCGGTGGCAGTCTGAACGTGATCACGAAGGTGACGGACGGCGGTGTCGCGCGGCGCCGACAGCGCGTCATCATCGCCGAGAACCTGAGCGCGAGCGGGCTGGCCATTACTGAGCAGCGCGCCGTCTGGGAAATGAACCGCCGAATCGCGCGTGGCGCGGCAGTGCGGGTCACCACCGATAGCTGGCGGGACGCGGCGGGGAAGCTATGGGAGCCCAATACCCTGGTCCCCGTTCATCTCCCAACGCTCAAGGTTTGGCGCGAGAAGCTGTTGGTCGGTGAAGTGACCTATCGCCTTGACGACGAGGGAGAGCACGCCGATATGCTGCTCATGCCGCCGGACGCCTTCGCGCCGCAGCCATTCTTGCTGCAGCCGCAGTTTGCCGATGTGGTGGGGACTGACGTGCGGGGAATTCAATGACTGCAGGTGTTCTGGAGGCGCTGGCCCAGCGGGTTCGGATGATGATCGGCCGGGGCAGGGTGCGCACAGGCAGCGATGGGGCTGGCGTGCAGATGCTGCAGGTCCAGCTCGCCAGCGTGGAGACCGGAGACAACCGGCCGCGCATGGCCGAGTTTGGCTTTTCTTCGATGCCTCCGGCCGACACGGATGCCGTGGTGGTTTTCCTGACGGGGGACCGCTCCGCCGGCGTAGTGGTGGCCACGAACCACCAGGCGTCACGGCCGCGCGGGCTTAAGCCTGGCGAGACCATCGTCTACAGCCAAGACGGGAAGAGCGTGTATTTCAGCGACGCGGGGATTGTTGTGGACGCCAAGGGGCAGTCCGTGACAGTCCAGAACGCATCTGTTGCCACGATCGAGGCGACGACCAAGATCGTGGCGGATACCCCGCTGCTCCAGTGCACGGGTGACATTCAGGACAACTGCGAAACGAACAGTCGGACCATGAAGGAAATGCGGGACGTCTACAACTCCCACGACCATGCGGTGAGAAACGTCCAGCCAGGCGGCAGCACGGTAACCACTGACCATCCGAATCAGACCGAATGAGTGACATCACCACACTTTGGACGGTCGAGCGCTCCCAGGGGGATTGGCAGCTCTCTGGGCCCGATCTCTTGTCCGGGAACGACCTTTCGACAGCCGTGCTGCTGTCCGCCTTTACCGACCGCACGGCGAATCCCGATGACGCGATTCCTGATGGCACCGGCGACCCGCGCGGGTGGTGGGGCGATCAGGGTGAGACGGTCCCGATCGGGTCGCGTCTGTGGCTGCTCGACCGCGCAAAGCAGAACGACGACACGCTGACGCGAGCGCACGACTACCTGACCGAATGTCTGCAATGGCTTATCGACGATGGCGTAGCAGCTCGGGTGGATGTGCTGGTTGAGTGGACTCGCACGAGCATGCTGGGCGCGAACATCATCGTCCGGCGGACGGACGGCACAACCGAGTCGGTGGCCTTCTCATGGGCTTGGAACGGAATTTCTTGATATGCCATACGCAAGACCAACACTGAGTGAGCTGCGGGCCAATGTCGCCGCCGACCAGGCGAGCGAGCTAGAGGGATCCGATCCGCTCCTGCGCTTCGCGAATCTGCGTATTCTCGGCGTCGGACAGGCGGGGCTTACGCACCTGCAGTATGGCTACCTGGACTGGATTGCCCGTCAATCGGTTCCGTACACCGCGGAGGATGAGTACCTGGAAGCCTGGGGGGCACTGAAGGGTGTCTATCGCAAGGACGCCACGTCAGCGGATGGCTTTGCAACCTTCGGCGGTACCGCCGGCGAAATTCCGGCCGGGTGGGGATTGGTGCGCAGCGATGGCGTGAAATACACGGTATCCGCTTCGGCGTCGATCGGGGGCGGCGGGAGTGTTCAGGTCGAGGCCATGGCGAACGACACAGGCGCCGCAGCAAACTGTGCCCTCGGCACGCAATTTTCGCTGGCATCCCCCATCCCGGGAATCCAGAGCAACGGCAGCGCCTCTTCTCCATTTACCGGCGGGGCGGACGTCGAGGAAAACGATGCATACCGCGCACGTGTGCTGGAGGCCTACCAAGAGTCGCCAGCCGGCGGCAACGAGGCCGACTACATTCGCTGGGCCAAGGGCGTGGCGGGCGTCACCAGGGCGTGGGTTGCGCGAAACGGGTTTGGCGCCGGCACTGTCGTCGTGTACGTCATGCTGGATCTCGCAAATGCCGAATCTGGAGGGTTCCCGATTGGCACCGACGGTGTGGCCACGGCCGAAACGCGAAGCGCCGTGAAGGCGACTGGTGATCAACTGCGAGTCGCCAATGCGCTGTATAGCCTTCAGCCCGTGACGGCTTTGATGTATGCCGTGGCGCCGATCCGGGACAACATCAACTTCACGATTACTGGCTATTCCGGTGCCAGTGCGGCGACAAAGAAATCCATCTCGGACGCTATCTCGGACGTCTTCTTCAGGAATGGCGCGCCCGGAGGGACGGTCAATCTCTCTGACATCGAATCGGCCATTTGGGCTGTTCCTGGAACGGCCGGGTTTGTCATCACGTTGCCCACGGGGAACATTACGAGTGCGACTGGTCATCTTCCCGTGCTCGGCACAGTCACGTAAATCTGAGGAGAGGAATGCCAGCGCCAAACCTGACGGACGCCGACTTCTTGCGGGCGTTTCAGGCGTTGCTCCCGCGCGGTCGCGTGTGGAATCGCGATTCGGATTCTACGCAGACCAAGGTCGTGGCGGGCCTGACCAAGTCCTATACACGGCTGACTCAGCGGTGCAACAACCTGCTGATTGATGCCTTTCCAGCTACCACGTATGAACTTCTCCCCGAGTGGGAAGCGACGCTAGGGTTACCAGATCCCTGCGCGGGGCCGGCGCCGTCGACACAAGTTCGCCGCAACCAGGTTATTGCGCGTCTCACGAACACCGGCGGCCAATCGGCCGCCTATTTCATTGGCCTGGCCCAGAAGCTCGGTTACGGCATCACTATCACCAACTATGCACCGTTTCGCTGTGGGCAAAGCACGTGTGGTCAGGCCTTGGGCAATCAAGACTGGTTCTTCACTTGGTCCGTCAATGCCCCACAGAACACCGTAGTGCGCTTCGCGGCGGGGAAATCCGCTGCCGGAGATCCCCTGGCGAGCTGGGGCAATCAAGTGCTCGAGTGCGAGATCTCGGCCATGGCGCCGGCGCACACCATTCTGCAGTTTCACTACCAGTGAGATTCCATGTACCAGATTGACAACTCGACCGCCGCGGTAACTCAGCCGGCTTCGACCCCCGCTGGCTCGGCCGGCTTTTTCACGGATGGGAACCCTGCCGGTGGCACCGCGGCGACGATCGTCCCTGCCGAGTGGCTGAATGCTGTGATGATGGAGTTGGTGAACGTCGTCACAGCCGGTGGACTTACGCCGACGAAGAACACCTTCGACCAAGTGGCGAAGGCCATCAAGGCCATCGGGAAGCAGCGCGTCATCCTGAACGATACCGGCGCGGTGAACGCTTACGCCGCAACGAACTCGCCTGCGTTGCTGGTCGGGACGTGGTTGGATGGCATTGCGCAGTCCGTGAAGATTACGAATGCCAATACAGGTCCCTCGACCTATTCTCCCGATGGGCTCACGGCAATTCCGATCTATGGATTGGGCCTCCAACCCCTTCAAGGCGGGGAGTTACGTGCTGGTGGTGTTGCCACCATGGTCCGCTTCACGATTGCGGGTGTGAATAGCGGTAACCCAATTTGTGTGTTGCTCGATTGTTTCGGCGGAGCCCAACAGGTAGGCGCTGCCACGGCGAGCAATCACGCGGTCCAGCTTGGCCAAGTCTCAGGAGTAGTCGGCACGGCCCGCAACCTGAAGATGAGTGTGACGGCTGCATCGCCCACTGCGACTCTGGCGGCCGATGAGATTGTTGTTGAGACATCGCTCGGCGGTCTGCGTTACTGCCTTTCAAATTTCAGCAGGACGATCAACCTCGCTACCACGGGGGTCGGCGGGATGGACGTCGGATCGGCGCCGGTTAGCGGTTACGTCGCGCTATACGCGATCTACAACCCGTCGAATGGCGCGATGGGCTTGCTAGCGGTGAACGCGACAGGCGCGGTCGCGCCGAACATCTACGCCGGTGCAAACATGCCTGTCGGCTATACCGCATCGGCGCTCGTTAGTGCGTGGCAGACGAACGGGAGTGGGCAGTTTGTGGCTGGCCTGCAGATCGATCGGAGGATCGGCGTAGCAGACAATTCTGTCCTTACCACGAGCAGCACAGTCGCTACGCCTCAAGCACTGAGTATTGCTAGTGCGGTGCCGCCGAACGCCAAGTTCTGCTCCGGTACCTTGGTGTGCAACAACACGGTGCCGTCGCTGTCTGGAACGATGTCACTATCCGTTTACGATTCCGATGCAAATACCGGGGGGCAGTCGATCGTGGGCGCTGCAGTGGGTCTGCGCGTTCCGTTCTCTCGGGTCGCGATCAATACGCCGCAGACCATCCGGTGGTCATCCGCAAACAACTCTGGATCCCCGACCTTTATCATCGTCATCAGTTCCTACGAAATTTGAGGCAACATGATTAATGTCGAATTTACGGATTCAACGGAGACAAAAATTATCTCCGTTTTCGGATCGCCACAAGACCCATCTTTGTACGTAAATCAAGGGACCGTTATGACCTCGGATCCGCGCTGGCAGACGTTCTACACCGCATTGCCGACGAGTGCGCAGGGCTCCGTGCCGGCTCCAACGGTGGACTAGTCTGACGGACCGCCAGTACCGTCGACCGACAAAATAGTCGATCGATCGCTTCATGCTCAAGCCCGCCGTTGCGGGATTTTTCTATCTCCGGGGAATCAATGCGACAAATCACGCCAGCGGAAGGCGCTAGCTATGCGGGTAGCGGTATCTCGATTGCTTCGTCACTCACGTTGACGGACATCGGCATCATCTTCGGCATCGTGACCGCCTTGCTCACCTTTGGCCTTAACGCCTACTTCCTGCGCCGTAAGGACCGGCGCGAAGCGGAGGAGCACGAGGCTCGCATGCGGAATCTCCAGGCGGAGGCGGAACATGGATAGGCAACGCATCGCAGTTCCGCTCCTGACGCTTTCGACCGCAGGGCTTCTGACCTGGCAGGCCTCCGAGGGCTTCACCGACCATGCCGTCATCCCGACGAAGGGCGACGTTCCCACGATCGGCCACGGCTCGACAAGGTACGAAGATGGCCGCCCGGTGCGAATGGGTGACACGATCACGCGCGAACGAGCCGCAGTATTGGCTCGCAACCTGATGACGGCGGACGAGAGGCGGTTCGCCGCCAGCCTGCCGGGCGTGAAGCTGTATCCGGAAGAGTTCGACATCTACATGAATTTCACAGGGCAGTTCGGAATCACCAACTGGCGCGCGTCCAGTATGCGTCGAGATCTGATAGCCGGCGACTACGTAGGGGCATGCAATGCGCTGCTGCTCTACAAGTTCTCGGCCAAGTACGACTGCAGCACCAAGATCAATGGTGAGCCGAACAAGCGCTGCTACGGCGTCTGGACTCGCCAGCAAGAGCGCAACCGCAAATGCTTGGAGGCCCAATGACTGCGTTCGCACAACTATCGAAGGTGCTGGCTACTGCTGAGCCTGGGAGCCTATGGTTTGAGTGCCCCGGCTGCGGAATGGCACACCGGATTATGCATGGGGCAGGTGAAGGCCCGCGCTGGGGTTGGAATGGTGATGTGGAACGGCCGACATTCACGCCGTCCGTTCTGGCCCGGTATCCGTGGGGGAATCCACAGGTGGAGCGCGTGTGTCATTCGTTCGTGACGGATGGCCAGATCCAGTTTCTGAATGACTGCACCCACTCCCTTGCCGGGCAGACGGTCGCCATTCCTGAGTGGAATACGCAATGAAATACGGAAGCCGGAAGTTCCTGACCGCCTTGATGGTCATCGCGTCTGCCGACGCCATGCTGCTGGTCGGGACGATCGACGCCAATGTGTGGGGTGCCACTGTCGCCACTGTGGTCGCCGCGTACATCGCTGGCAACGTCACACAGAAGGCGGTGGAGAAATGAGCGGCGCCATTTCGCGCGTGGTCGGCGTCGTTCTTTTCGCCGTAGCCATATTCGCCGCCGGTTGGGTGACCAATGGCTGGCGCAAGGATGCCGAGATCGATCGGATTAAGGCTGCCAGCGCCCAGGCGGACCTGGCCAGCGCCAACGCCGCGTTGGGAGACCTGCGCCTTGCCGGCGAGACGATCCGCACCAAAGCCGACGAGTTCAGCGTTGCGCAGACGAAGTTGGGCGCGAAGCTCGACGCCATCCAGAAGGACATGAAGAATGCGAAGCCTTTGCCTGCTGATTGCCGCCCTGATGATTTCCGGGTGCGCAAGCTGTCCGACGCCGTCGAAGCAGCCAAGCAAGCCGCCGCCGCTAGATAG